GATTAAAAGTTTCCATTATTCTAAAAATATCTGCCATGCTTAACGCCTTGCCTATTTTGCCTTTAACCTGCTGTATAATTGGGTTACCGGAAATTCCACTTATTTCCTGTGCTAATTGAGGTTGTAAATAACCAGCCTTTTTCAATTCCTCGATAAAACCTTTTTCCTTGGCGGTAAGCAATTTTGGCGTAGTTGTTCTTGCCATTGCCTGAAGCAACTTGGGAAGTGCAAAGTTAGTATGTTTCGAAAGTGTCGGCCAGCCCAAAGTAATATTCTGCGTCATATTGAGACTTGCCGATTTAATATTGCCAAATAGATAATAAAAGTACATTCCACGTTTGGCATTTGCAAATTCCCTTTGGTCTCCCGTCACATATTTAACATAATCGAGAGCATACTTATATAAATTGGGAGTTCGCTGTGGATGTATCTCTCCTATAGCGTCGGGAAACGCTTTAATTGCCTCCATTTTGGAAATATAGCCGGAAAAACCAACGAAATATTCTGCAAGAGGGCGTTTCAAATCTTCCGTATATCCTGGAATATTTTTTCGTCTTATAAAGTGCATTCCAAAACCTTTAGACTTATATAAATCAGATAACGCTTCTTGCATAGAAGCTTTTACATCTGCGCTTGCCTCCGCTTTCTCAATGGTTAAATCGAGCATTCTTTGAACGGCAAAAGGAGGTGCTTCCTGGAATGCCTTAAAAGGTATTTTATTTCTTCTTAAAATTATTACATCTGTATTAGGATGCAGTTTTTTGACCCTGTCTCTTTCTGTGAATCTGTCTGTAAAGCTCGTAGCCGACATAAAAATTGTGCGAGGTTGCTTTAATTCCCTTTTGATTTTCTCTTCTGTAACCGCCACAGGGGAGACTTGGGCTTTCTTGGCTAATTCAAATTCTATCTGGTCAACCCCTGCCCATAATTCTTTAGCCGCTCTGGCATCATCAATTCGACCATCAGCGAGAGCCTCATCAATCCTATCAGAAAGAGCCTTTTTAATTTGTGCAATTCTTCTAATGTCCTTAGCGATGAACGCCTTATCCGTCATTGAGAGTATTGATTCAACAGTCGTAGGAGTTATTTTCTTGGGTATCTTAATTACCCGCTTCTTCGTAATCTTTTCTTTTTCAACGAATGTTTCTCTCGCTACTACCGCCCAATTACCATACCATTTATGGGGAATATAATTTTGTAATTGAGCTTCAAACTTCTCGATAGTTTCTTTCTTGACCCCCATATCTTTCATTCGGTCGATAAGAAGATTTTTTGACGTATCCAAACCCTTGCGAACAGACAGAAATGCTTTTTGTTGTTTTTGGTCTAAACCAAATTTACTTAATGCCTTCGGCCCGAAAGTCTGTGCCGGATTTCTATCAGCTTCAAATAAGACAGAGTCGACTTTTTTTCTATTTTTATCGGACAATTCAAAATATGGACGGGTCATCTCGGCGAATGTATTATCAAGATTTGCCTTTTGGACTTCTCTCGCTCTTTGCACTTGATATACCGGGTCAAATTGCGGAAATGTTCGTCTTATATCTTCCGGCATTTGCAGAAATTTGAACATATCCACAAAATCTTTATCACCAAGAGGCTCATATCCCGATTTATCTTTAACTCCGACCTTATGGAAAAAATCTCTAATTGCACCAACCTGTCCCTCTGTTGGTTCTTGTGGTTGAAAATCTGTGCTTTCCGGATCGTTAAGATATTGTTCACTTGCGCCTAAAGCCTCTATCGCTTCGGTTTCAGATTGCATCTGTTCCACTTCACCCTTTTGCCTATCAGGTATTTCAATAAATGGTAATTGTTCATTCTGGGCTAAACGCCCGATTGCAAAACGAGTACCAGCAGGCAGAGTAAGAACAGTGGCGGTAACAGGTAGATTTTTTATATCCTGGGTAAGCCCTTCGGCCATCCGTTCAAACATATCAGCATTTTCGCCTAATCCGAAATCATCAACATCAGTAATCGCTTTTAATTGAGTAGCCAGAAATTCCTCCCCAATTTCACCAATTATATTACTATATCCGGCACGAGTAAATATCCTTTGAGCAAATAATGCCTTTGTGTTTTCCGGCCTGATTGCAGTCCAGGCATCTTCGAGCTTATTTACAACCTGACTACCAAAGGGCATCTTCTTAACAATTCCGCTTAATCCTTTTGTAATAGTAGCTCCAGCCTCTTCTGACGCAGCTTCTATAACTACATCTCCCCATCCTTTAAGAATAGAAGTAGCCCAACTATCCGGTTCAATATCAATTATCAAGTTCCCATCAGGGCCAAAGTGCATCTGTTTCGGAATTCTATGCTCGAAAGTTTCTTCTATAACCCTGTGAGATAACCCCAAAGAAGCCCTTGTTATCGCCCCGCCAGTCCAGCCGCTTGCCCTTAAAACAGTTTGACCAGCCTTTGTCTTTGTATAGCCACGTAAAGTTTTTACAACAATTTGTCTTGCTGTTTCATTACCAAGTTTAGATAATCCACCGGTTAGAAAAAATTCAATCATCCAGCCAGGCAAATAACTTGCGCCATCAAATACCTTGGCAGTAAAAGTCTGTCCTCTTTCAGCAAGTTCGTGTTGTTCAAGTAAATATTTTTCGATTCGCTGTATGTCTCGCAATCGAGTTTGTTCGCCTTTTGAACTTAACGCTTCATCCGGCAATCCTTTGTCCCATTCCGGTAAACCAGCCGCCAAACGTACTTCCTCGTCATAAATAGGTTCAGCAAATCGAGCGGTTTCCTGGGCATCTGCAACCTTCTTTCGCAACTGGCCGATAGTCTCATATTGGTTTTTTTGTAATCGCTTGGCAGTTAAAGCAAGGTCGCCGGTATCCACTGCACCCCAAATACTAACAGGTGCTCGTTTTAACCAATCAATAGCATCCATTCTCTGAATCTGTTCTCGGAGTCCGATTTTCCTGGCCTTTGTTTTATCTTCGCTAAAGAAAGAAACGTCTTTCGGGTCTGCTACTGTCGTTACAAAATGATTTTCATTAACAATCTCATCATAATAATCTTCTACAAGAGGGACGGGCGTTTCAAGGTCATCTGCAAATTGCAGAGTTTTTACAGACTTTGCATCCACATCTTCTACAGTATCAAGAACCGGCGCAGTTAAAGTCTGTTCCCAAGCGGAAAAATCATCAACTTCATCCAAAGATTTGTTCCATTCCTCGAAACTCATTTCCAGTACCCTAATTCACGTCCCTGTTCATAAATTCTTTTTCGCTCATTTACGTCATTAGTCGCTGCTGCCTGTTCCTTTAATTGTTCTTCTGTGGGACGTTCAGTTTGAATTTCCTTAAACTCCGCCCTGCCCTGCCTGATTTGCTCGGCAGTTTTATTCCTGTAATCTCTCAAAAGCCTCCTTTGCTGTTTATAAAATTCATCTCTTATCGGTTCTGGATTGGCCGCAAGCCAATCATCCATTTCTTTGACGGCTTCGGCATATTTATCTTCTTCTTCCTGCCGTCTTGTCTGGACTTCCTCTAAGGCCTTACCCTGTAATATACCTATCATTCGTTCCATAGTTGATTCATCAATTGTAACAACTTGTGCCCGAATAGCTCGTAGAGACTTTTGTAACTGCGCCCCCCGCCAGCTTTTGAACTCTGTCTCTGAAGTCTTCCAAAGATTATCAAAATCTGTATCATCAAGTTTTTTGTCCGTATATCTCGCCTGTAACAATTTTCGTTGAAATTCCTGTTTTGATATTGTTCCTATAGATATATTATAAACATCTGTTAATAAATTACCTCTCACTACGCCATCAGTTTTCACCTCAAGATTTTCCGCTATTTCCTTAACTCTCGCAGAAACCAGATTTGTCCACCATTTTTTACCTCCATTACCGGTAATCGGTAATGTTGAAACATCTATTTTATTTTGCAAAACCGACAGATTATCTTTTCTCAAATCCTGCCAGTATTCCTGATGAGCGACTTCTATTGAAGCCTTCTCTCTTTCTCTCTCTCTGGCTTTTGAAGAAGCATTTATCATATTGCGTAATGTAGTTTGTTTTGGTTCCGGTATTATCGGATTCTTCGCAAGCTCTCTTGCAATATCAAAACTCTCTGCCTCTATAGCAGCGTGAACAGCACTAACAGCATCTTCTGCTCTTAATTTCTCTCCTGCTGCCTGAGCGGCTTTAATGTCATTGAGAACTTCTATCTTGTCCTTGCCCATATTCGCACCATTGGCTCTATACAATTTGATTTGCTCAGTTATCCTTTCAGGTTCTCCAGAGCGAAAAGCGGCGGTTATCGACCCAGTTAAAGCATCAATAGTATCTGTTCTTAATTGTAATGTAGCATCTCTCAACGCTCTCGCAGGTTCTATATCACTATATGATTCGGACTTTGCCTGCTGTATTGCCCTCATTCTGTCAGAAAATGATAATTGAGATACCTGTTGAGCAATTTGCTCGGTTTGTTTCCTGCGAAAATCCTCCCAAGTTTCCTGTGGATTAGTCAATTTGAAAGTATCAAATTCAATAGTAGCCGTATCTCTTAGTCCTTGAGCCGTTACTGAAGAAGTAGCATCAGTCATTTCCTGACGCTTTCTTCTGATTTGCGAAACAAAACTAATTGCCGCACCACTAACAGTCTGGGCAAGCTCACCTGCGCCTGTCCTTACGTCTATATCAGCACGTACAGTAGGACTTGGAGTAAAACCTAATTCCTGCCTTGCTGGAAATTTCGCCATCTTTTTAATCCTATGCAAATCCCGTTAATAAAGTTGCAGCAAATTGTACGTTTCTTTGTGCTGCCAGATTTCTGCCTCGCTCTATGGCAAGTCTTCCTGATAATCTGTCAAGTTCAGCCTGTGTCATTGCCCTTCGAGCCAAAACTTCACCTTCAAAACCTATCAAGAGATTCTCAAGTTCGAGTTCGGCGGCTTGCTCTTCTTCAACAGCAAGTGCTGTACCCACATCAATCCTTGCCCCTGTTTTTCCTAAAGCAGCACGAAGTTTACTTTTAATCTGTTCACCTCTTTTGGCTTGTCTTTTCGCAGCGAACCCCGCCCTTATCCTCTCGGCCTTAGCCTGTTGTTCAGCAACGGCAGCATTAAAATTAGCTATATTCTGGGCAGATTGAGCTTCCGCCCTTGCCGCTTCCGCACCGCTTAATCTCTCGAAGATTTTAACTCCCTTGAATGGGTCAAGGGGTTTCGCCAGAATATCCATTATAATATCCTTTTATACATAAACGCATCGCCATCCGGTAAAAAGCCTTCCATATTACTTTCTCTTTCAAAGCCAAGATGTTGAACCATTCTAATTGCCTCTGGAAAATCAGGTTTGATATAAGCCTGAAGCCTCTTGAGCTTGTGTTCTTCTGCAAACTTTTCTATCCATTCCTTTATAACTCGATAAACAATTATAATATGCTTACCGGAAGTATCGGCCATATCCACCCAACACCACGCAGTAGCAGAATTTATCAATCTGAAACCACCTATACCCAAAGGCACGCCGTCGTGTTCCAGAGTAAAAGCATAGTCAATACACTCCGGCTGGTATTTGGAAATACCGTGACTAATAGAGTGATTGGCTACGAACTCAAAATCTTCTTTCGTGGCTTCTCTAAATTCCATCTCTTTTATATGAGCGCAGTCTGCTCGATTTTATCAAGTGCAGCCCTGACAGCCCTCTCCTGAAAACGTTTGCGACCGTTTCCTGTGTCAATGTAAGGTAGTTTTCCGGCTTTGATTAACCGCTTCAAATAAGACTGCGGCAAGGATAGGTTTAAGGCCAAGCATTCTAAATTTATGTAGTCTGTAATCATAAACGTCTCAAGTTTAGGCATCATTCAGAAAACCAAATACACTTACGTCGGCGGTCATTGCCGCACCTTGGGCAACTACGTGGTCTATTACAAATATCTCACCAGCCGTATAAGTCACAATTCCGACCGGAACAGTAGCGTGGCCCGGCGGCCTGCACCAGACAGCATCGCCTGCCGCATTTATTCCGGTCAAAGTCTGTGCGGCAAGAAAATCTGTTTTTGCCCCTGATTGACCAAAACTGCACGTTGCCGTTGTCATACTACCAGACGATTTTGAGATACATATTGCAAATGGTGTAAATTCCTTACCTGCCGGTACTGTGAACAAATTTGTATCAGTCGTTACATTAAAATCTTCGCCCAAAACCTGCGCAACTAACGCTATACCACTTTCTCTTAAAATTGCCATATTATCTCCTATAAGTTACTATTTCATCTTCATAGGTCACAACTGAACCATCGTGAACTACAACATTTTCTGGATTCAAATCGCCATATTTACCATCTGGGTTTACTTCCGCCCATATCCTTATGCTATCTAAGTAAAAAACATCACCATCTGTGGATGTAGTAATAAACAATCTCTCTAAAGCACCACTGGCCTTATAAAACGATGCCCTTAATGGAATCCATTTATCAGTTGTTGGCGAAAGACCTATTATATGTGTCGTACTAGAAGCCAAAGATTCTGGCCCCATAGCAATACGTGGGCCAGCGCTGGAGATAGTTGTACTATAGACAAATCCCTCGATGGAAATCCAGCAGTTTTTGTAAGCATCTGATATAAGAAAATACAGACCTTCCGTATCCGAGCCGGACGAGGTAATTTTGCACGACTTTGTGCCAGAATGAATTATAGTAAACTCCTGGGCAATCGTAGGCGACGATACCGCAATCCAACCATTAGGCAAAGTAGCACTATCCCAATTCTCAAAACTGCCTACGCCATTATCTATCTGGAAGTTGCGGGTTACTACATAAGGAGCACGAGTAGCCCTAAAACCAGTAGCAGAACCAATAAAACAATTTTCCAGCCTCGTAGTTACAGAATCATTTCTTAACGATGTACTGATAGCAAACATAACATTTGTAAAGTTGGTATTTATACAATCGCTATCTACTAAAACTATACCACCGATATGTGTATTCTGGATATAAGTGCCGGTACAATTTACTAACTGTAAAGCTGTTTGGGTCTCGTTTGCATCAGATAAAGATTGTGTGTCAATAAGTACATTAACACAATCTTCAAGATAAACAGGAGCTCCTTCAAGCCACGTTTTTATTTTCCACCTATCACCACCAAGAACTTTAATTCCCCACGTAAAACCTTCGACATCTCCACCGATAATCACAACGCCATGAGCAGCACTGTCAGTCGTCAAATAACCGTGATTACAGCCCCTCGTCTGACAACCTAAGAAAGTAGCTGCCGTATTTTCCCCAATCTCATCATCAAAGTAAAAACCTGCGTTACAATTGCCTGTAGTTGTTCTTGCACCTGTCACATCTGGTAAAGTATTACTAACGTGAACATTTATGAATGTCCAAGTTATGCAATCATCAAACGAAATGCCACCACCTTTACCACCAGTACCACCACAGCCTGGTATCCATACATTTTCCATAAAGCCTATATTCATTCGCTGTAACTGAACCGCAAAGCCAGTGCCTCCTGCATTGCCTGTGCCGGCAGAAGTGGCAATACTCATATTCCCTAAATACCAACCTGAGGTATCACCAGTACTATCACCCAATTCAAAGACATTTACGTCTACTGTAGATTGATAGATTCTCGTAAGTCCTGGGCCATCACCAAAAATATAAATCCTCTGACCAGCTACAACGGTTAAGGCGCTCGTAACCAGCTTATATATCCCAGTAGGTAGATATAACGCAGCAGGGGCAGCTATAGCAGCGTCTAAGGCCGCTTGTATGGCAGCAGTAGAGTCTGTAGCCCCTGTAGGGTCTGCACCGTAGGCGGCGTCTGTGACGTTAATTACGCTCAATGCACCCAGTGTACTCCTTGCAGCAGCGGCAGTAGCGTCGTCAAGAAGGGTCTCTATATAAGCCGATACCGTTAATGCTCCGGTAGTTGAAACACTGGCGGCAGTAGGTATCCCGGAACTGTCAAAGAATAAATACTTAGACGCCCTATCAACTGAATTGTCAAGTTCAGCAAAAGAAGATGTCGGGTCGGTCTCTGGAAATCTTAACATCCTACTAATTGCGTTGGTATTTTCGGCTATAAGTCTCGTATTCTTATCAAAAGCAGCTTCTACATTTTCGGCATTAAACAGTCCGCCTTGTTCCAAATCCAAAGTCTGTGTAACCGGAGTATCACGAATGATATGAATCTGTTCGGTAGTTTCTATAGCAGTTACGGTCGTTACCGTCCCGCCTATATCATCGTTTATAACTACTGTATAATTAGTAGTCTCGGTAAGGGTCGTTTCTGCGGCGGTAGAAGTAGTTCTTTTTAGAACTGTTAAGTCGCCTGATACGCTTATCGGAAACGAGAACGGTACCTCCTGCCCTGTAGAACCGGTTCCGGTAGCCGACGTTCTGTTTGTAGAATTAGAAACTGTCATTTTATCTCCCTGTCGTTTGTATTCTTGGAATTATTGCCCGAACCGTACACGGAAGCGGGTCTGAACCTGAAATTATTATGGGGTCTTCTTCTTTAAAACCGCCGTCAAATGTCTGCTTGGGTGTTATGCCTGTAAATAACTCTGGCGGATTGCCATAAGGTTCTGTAGTTCGCCATTCTATATCATGCGCAGTTGTACTATCTCCATATTGCACATTTAAGGATTTATAAAGGCTTATTGATATTTCAGAGATTTTTTTGACACGACTCATAGTAGTGCCAGTCTGAGTAGAAATATCCATTCTCATCGGACTTAACCGGTATGTACTTGGCAAGCCAACATGAACTACAGAAACCGCTTCATCAACGGCAATTTTACCATCCGCCACTGTTTTGCTTGCAAGAACTCCACCGTCACCTAATATAGAAACTTCCTCGCCTTCTAAATGACCTAATCCACTGAAAGTATCAGTAGGGTCACCAGCATAAGAAAGACCTGAATCGACAAAGAAAGCATCCACTTGGTCACCAAAATCCCTTGGCTGCATCTGTTCAATGTATCTAACAATATTATCATTTATAGTCCTCTGGACGGTTACCCAGACTTCATCCTCGGTATCACCAGGAATTACAGATACAGATTCCACAATACCGCCACCACCTACAGGATGCTCAGACCAGGCAACTACGTTCTGTTCCCTTTCGTAGGTCATAGATTTTAACGTACCATCTTCCAAAACGAACCACAGAATCGAATCGGGATTTCGTTGGTATGCGTAATCCTTTATTATACCTTCAGTTATGTGTTCGGCCAATGCGGTTAAATCGGGGGCAACATATTTTTGTCGCTCATCACTAAAAGTCATTTCCCTTACTTTACGACCGACAAAATCAATAAAGAGAACTGCTTGATTCACTTTTATAGCCTGAATATTCCTACCACCATAAGATGTCTGTTGTTTTACGCTTACCTTAGGAGGAGGTGCTAAAGGTTCATCTAATGTGGTTGACCGTATCCGCCATTCACCACCTGTCGTACCCACGACTAAAGCCTCTAAAGACTCTATCCATTGAATATTATCCGCAGCCGGTATAGCCAAAGAAAACGAATCAGCATCATTTATACCCTCTTCAAAATCTTCAAAATCACCCGTACCACTCAGCCATATAGTCTGGCCTTTAGCATATACAGCCCTCTCTTCAAAAAATGTGAACGCTACCGGATAACCCTGCACACCAGACCAGGCGCCTTCAGCCCATCTTTTAGTCGCCGTTGTAGATGGAAATGGCGTTACGAAAGTTATCCTTGCAGTTGTAGGATTATCGACAGATGTTATTCTTATAATTCCATCCTGCGTACTTTCATTTGCCGTGAGAGTAGCACTTATTGTTCCACTTGTATGTGCTGTTACAAACATCCTATATTGAACATTGTCTTGTTCTTCTATTTCGGTTTTCTGCAAATTTCCCGAACCAATACCATTGGTTATTGTTGAGGTGTATGGCTTAACTGTCTCCCAATTAGTACCATCCTCATTCCTTTGAAGTTCTATAGTACCTGCCCAATTCCCACCAGTAGTAATAGTAAGCGAACCTTTGATGTCTATGGCTTGTCCAATTATACCAGTGTTAGTACCAGTCAAAGTTCCTCGCGTAGCAGGCAGAACTCTCTTTTGAGTGAGTTTGAATAAGGCGTCAGCGTGACCACTTTTCAAAATAATATCAACAGAACAGGTTAGAGTACCAGTACCACCTGCAACCATTATCTCACCATCGTCAGTACCATCCGCAATAGTCTCATTGGCATAAACGGTCAGTGTCGTACCAACATAAGTCGTAGCATAAGTCGTTATAGAATCGTGTACCGTATAACCTGCATCATTACCAGTTGAACCACCAATATAAAATCTCTTATTCGGCGGAAACAATGAAGATATATCTGAACTACTTGTTATTGTAAATTTGCCAGTATTTTTAGCACCCGCCGTCGCCGTAGCTATCGCCAGACCTCCGATAGTCATTGTAACATCATCGGCATTAGCAAGGTCATTTCTTCTTAGGAAAGGGCCATTATTAAATGTGATAGTATCTAAGGTAAAAGCCGTTGCACTTATTCTTGATAATTTCCTCGGTGCATAATCGCCGTGTACTATCCACATCACATCTGCGCTTTGCTTGGTCTGTAATTGGAATAGGTCTGCCTCAAGATATGGGGTTGTTACCTCTACTGGGTCATCTGGGCCTAAGACTATTCCGCCGTCAAAAAAGAACCTCAAATTCAGGTCGCCAAATTCCAACTGGTAGGCAATTGTAGATGAGAATATGAACGGACTGAGCATAGAAACTACATCACTATCTATCACACTCCTGATGAACTTAAAACCAGGCCGTCTTTCGGCAGGGCCGTAAATCCTCGGTATCATATTCTCCAAAATACGACAGCCGGATGAATATTTCTTAACATCAGACCGGGTATCTATCTGAGGCGATAAGAGGCCAGCGTTAAAAGATAGTATAGGTAAATTTGCCATAAGTTTTTAGTTCTATTCTCCTGGCCCATAAATATTAAGTACAGTATTCTGGTCAGTTGCTATAGCATCTAACTGGTCGGACAGACTTTCCAAAGTATCACCATCTGCACCGATAACATCATCGTTGATAGAAGTATCCAATGTCCGAATATCTATCTCAGCAGAACCATCCCAATAGATTTCACCTTGTGCAATTCTCAAATCACCAACGGCAGCAGTGCCACCTGCTCGTCGCGCTATTGCAATTCTGTAAACTCCAGCAGTTGTAATTACAGAAGGAAAGTCCACTGAATAATAATCACCTCCATTATCAGTCATAGGTATATCATAATTTGCAACATTCCCATCTTGCCAAACCTCAAATGTATCTCCGCCATCATTCTCGTCGAAAACCTGGTCATTCGTCTTCTTGAAAACATAAGCATCAAGAGTATCTCCAGATAAAAAATTGTGCCAAATCTCATTAGCCATTACCAGAGCCTTTCCTCTTGACCCGCTATTCCCAGTCCGCCGTGACGAGCAAGGTTCCAATCACTTCTGCCGCCAACATCAGTTTCATCTTCGTCTACTGCCAAAACTTTCGGCATTAAGGCTTTCAGGTCGTCTTTAACATCTTTCATTAGTCGTGCAGCTTCCGTACCGGCTAAAATAGGAATAAGTTTCTTTGCCAATAATAAGACTAAAACTTCTACAAATAACGGGTCGAATTTGGAGGCGTCTGTTACTTTTTTAATATACCTAAGACTCACTTCATCGAGATTAGTCAAAAGCCTGTCTCCTTCAATCGAATGTCTCCTACTCTTAGAAGTGCTATTGGTTTCTTCAAAGATAGACCTGAATCTCATAAAATCAGTTGGGAGTATAAATTGATTATCCCATTCAAAGTCTGGGTCAACAGTATCCTGAGACAATTCAGCCCTTGCCCTGGCAAACCGCCACCAATGTAAACGTAAAAGACTATCTCTTGTTGGTTCATAGTGAGTTCGACAGTGAATAGCTGGTACAGAACCATCTTTTTCAAGGTCGTTTATTCTCGTGGAACCGGCACGGGCCAAAGCCTGATTGCATATCCGAGTTTCAGATTCAGCCATTATTCTTTCACCTTAACCTTAAATTCCAGTTCGACGTTACCATCAGCGTTTACCAACCAAGCCATACTCGTAGCCTGAGCCTGATTCAGTTTCAAATTGACTAAACGAATCGTATCACCATTAGTCTGGGTGCTGAACTTAACCTGGTCAGCCCTCGTACGAAAGATACATTCTTCTTCTACTTCAGCCATAATATCTCCTTACGTTGTTGTACGAAGTTTCCACGCAATAGTAATATGTATCTGCTTATCAGATTCGGTCTGGATATTAATAGCTCCTGCAATCCTGATAGGACTCTCGTAATCTCTGTGATAATTATTTGTTCTTGGTTTTACCGGTCCTATCCGTAGAGTAGTATCATCAAATACCTTGAACCACGTATCACTGTGATTTATTTCAACCGAAATACTTTTGAGCAAATACTCGTTTCCAGCAGAAGTTGCTAAAAGTTCCGTGCTGGTACTAACGTCAGTGCTGTAAGCGTCTGTAATTTGCCAACTGCCCTTTGTTGTAGTTGTATTTACTGTAAAATCTGCCATAATAACTCCTTAATTACTTTTCTTTGCTTTTGCTTTTTCGTACCTTTCCCGCTTAATCTCTGCGGCACATTTTTCTATTTTTTGCTTGGCTTTTTTCTTTGCCATAATCTAAACCTCTCAAAATAAATTTTAATTGCTTCCCAACTGAAATTTCTTGTATCTATCCCCTTAAAACCACAAGATTTACACAAATGAAAACGGACAGTTCCTTTTTCCCTTGGCATAAACATAAACCAACCACATTTGGGACAAGGTGGGTTTGGGGTTGTTAACCGTCCGCACCTTCCTATTACTTCCATCAAACAACCTTTCTAAAAAAGAAGGGGACAAAATGCCCCCTTCCTACATTCTTTTTAACCTTTCAACATAAACAATGGGCCGATATTGTTCTCTTCGCCTGCAAGCAAATAACCTGCATACTGTGATGAACTGCCAGCGGGAATAGTTTGACCTGATAATATTTCAAAATCTTGGAGTGAACCATCGTGTCTCCAATAACTACCCCTATCCCTGTCATTAACACCGCCTTGCGGAGCAACCCAAGTCGGCCCTTTCTTTTGAACCCAAAAATAGACATCAGCCGCAGTAATTTTTACCGCAGGAACACCTGCTTTTGAGCGCGAATCTGATGTGCCTGTTTGCAAACCGTCGTACGGACTTTTGTATGTTTCGCAAGCTGAAGTGGATGCAGTTACCGCCTCTGTAAGCGGCTCATCAAGATAGACAATAAAAGCCACATTCAGTATCGAGGCTTCATTTCCTACAATTCCCCTAAATTGAGTGTTATTAGTGGAACCATCGAAAATGGTGATATAACCACCGGCAAGTTCGTCTTCGGCTAAAGCGGCGTGCGTTGCAGCCGGAACCGTTACGGAAGTATCGCCAATCGAAGCCGCCACGCCAAATGCCGTATAGGCTGTATAGCCAATGTTGGTAATTTCAGCACCTTGACCGGAAATGCAAGCACCGGCTGATTTAGAATAAATATACTGGCGGTCGTCCCAAGTCTCATATCTTGTACCCAGAACGTATCGCTGCGTAGTTTCAGCTAAATGTACGCCGAATTCATGCGCCGCGAGAGAAAAATCTCTCGGAGTAGCCCCATTCACAAGAGGCCCTTTATTAAATTGAAATCCTGTACTCATAATAAGAGTCTCCTTTCTATGCTATCTTATTGAGGCATTCGTGGACTTTTTCGCCTTCCATTCTGACGGCGCCCAAATCCATCTTCGAGAAGAGAACCCAGGCAAAATCAAGCCTTTCAGCCTCTTCTATACGAGTGGAAATGTCGCCAATGGCGGCCAGGATTAAACCATCCTGTGCCCATGCGATTGTACGAGTTGTAGTGCCGTCTGTACCATCTACGGTAAGCCGGTTAATCCAGAAGAAATCGAATCCGGCAAATGTATCAATCTTGCCCTGTTGTAATGCTTTAACAGTATTGTAATCAATACTGCCAATTTCCACAAGATTTAACAGGTCTTCAATATCCTTCGGTGGAACGGCCCAATATTTGCGAATATCAGGATCAACATCCTCTTCGTTGAAGATTCTCATCATAGTTAGTAACTTATCAAGAGAAATGTCAGTTTCGGCAGCAGAACCATCAGGAGTTGCGGCTGTACCGAGCGTAGTTACCGTACCGTCACCGTTGATTGACCTTGAATCATTCGCAAATGTTACTGAGCTTCCGCCGGCCTTACCAATAGAAGCTGAACCCAAAGCTGCTTCAATTAACAGGTCATCTTTCTGTCTTCCGAGCGACCTGACCTGGTTCATCGCTACGGGGTTACGTGGGTCTGGCAACATTCTGTCAAGGTCTTCCTTGTCCAGAGCCTTTTTATTCGTCCAGGGATGAGGTACAACCCGTCTCCTGCCGAATATAGGCTCTGAAAGCGGAGTTCCCTGATGCCGACCCGTTTTCTGTGCTGTATCATCATCTTCAGCTAAAGTATCGAAATATGCAAGTTCAGCGGAAGCGACATTTTCGTTCCGCACTCTTGATGCAAATTTCGACCCTAATTGCTGAGAGAGTACAAGCAAAACAGACGCAAATTTCTGCGCTGTTACCTGGTCTATAGTTACAGGCATCGTAATCTCCTTAACAAATTGTCATACTACTCGACAAAGCTACCGTCAACGGAGACGACAATGCCTTCATTTTGCACCTGATAGGTGGCCGTTTAGGTGCGACGACCTCTGGATGCCTTGGCACTACCCAGGATTAGCTACTCGATATAATCTATCCCTTTCCTTTTCAAGTCTTTGGTATTCGACCATATTTGTATCTTTTAAGAATTGCCCTTTTTCGTCCGGCATTAAGAATCCAGGCGTGGCTTCAATCTTCTTCGCTTCGGTTAATGCCTCGCTTGGCAGCATACCAGACGGCGTTTCGGGGTCAGTAACAATTTTGTGTTCCTGAAACTTTGATGACACATTCGATAACAGTTCGGCAAATTCAATATTATTATCCAATATTTTAAGCAACGCAGTTTTGTGTTCATCGTCATTAACATTTTCCTGTATTATACGGTTACATCTTTGGAGCTTTTCTGGATTGTCTGCGCTCCATTCTGAAAAAGCATTATCTGCTTCAAATTGTTGCTTTGCCTGAGTCTTTACAAAGTCTTGAATTCGCTCTTCTTCAAACGCCCACAAGGTATCTACCTGTTTTTGGTTAAACCCTGAATCAAAGAAAATATCCCTTGCTTTGGCTACAAGGTTTTCATTGTAGTATTCAGCCAAATCATCAGGGACTTTCATTTCGAACAAATCTTTCGTATCCGGTCTACCACACTCACGATGGAAGTTGTCCCATTCAGAAGGCGGAGACGCTTCACCAGGAATGATAACACCTTTCTTGCCTATCATACCCTGAAGGCTTCCCAGCATCTTCAAACTGCCTTTAACATCACTAAAGGTATCAAAGACCTTATCTGCTCTCATCTCCTCCGATATGTAATGCTCTTTCCATCCAGGTTTGAAATTACCATCCGCATCTATAAAAGTCTGCGGAGTCTGTTCCTGCGCTACCTGTTCAGCAGACGGCTCTGCCGCTACCTGTGTTCCAGACGCTTCTTGTCCTTCTAACATAATTCAATTCCCTTAAATAATTTGGCTATTCTTACTATAATTGACGGTTTATTAACTAAATTCCTCACTTGTGATTTTGTTAAATATCTATATCTTGTTATTTTGCCATATCTCCATTCGACTTTATAATTTTTAGTTTTATCAAAGTATTGAATTCTCACCGCTGGAAATATCGAGCGTTCATAACATTTCTTTAATTGAGATTTATCAATAACTTGTTGCAAACAAATGTAAAAAAGCGACGCCACTTGTTCTACAAAAGATTTACTCATAATACTTTCCTTTCACTAATTACTGTTTCCTGCTTTTGTTCCGTTTTACGTTTTAACATCCATCTAATATGCCTGATGACCGAATTAGCACCAAGGTTAAAGTCTGTCTTTCTGGCGCTATTGACATCGAATATATCAGCATTCTCCAAGCAAAACTTCGATATATCGCCAATTACTATTTGAGCCTTTGCATCGTCAGCCGAAAAAACATCTTTGTATGCAGCTACCGTCCGTTGTTGTTCGTCCATTATTTCTTTTTCCTTTTTCTCTTAATGGGTTGTCCACCTGCTCTTGCACCAAAGAAACCCTCTTGTTTCTCGGTCAGTTTATGTCCACGTACACTTCCGTGTTTCAATATCTTTTTAGCTTTTTTTCGAGTCAATTTCTTTTTCTTTGCCATAACTATCTCCGAATGCTACATTCAGCAATTCTTTTTTCGTGGTCGGCCAATGTCTCCAGGATTTTTGCTTGGGAATCCTCAATTGCCTTTAGTCTCTTGCCTGCAAGTGTTCGTCCGTCAACTTCTTTAATCTGTTCCTCTGCTATTTCTTCTGTAGCTTCCATTTCATTCTCCTTATGTTCCTGTTACAATTCCTGCTAACGAACCTTCTTCGGGCGCACTTGTAGTTTGACTATAAGCCTGTCCTGCTGCCTGTGCCACTTCCAATGCCTGTTTCTGCTGTAACAATTCTGCTCTTGCCTCTCTTGCGGCAGCAATTTCTTCAGCAGTTGACAGATGTTCAACCTTTGTACCAAATGTAAAAGCAATATCCGGTAACGCCCTGTCGATATTAATAATATCTTTCGCACCTGGGAATACGGGGTCAAGCTCTGTCACCAAGGCCGCCAATTGAACAAAGCCCTGAGACTGCTGGTCTCGCATTGCTAAGGCAAGTTCACTTATATATTCAATACCAAAACCCTGCCCCTGAAGTTCCGCAGGCGGAGGCGGTATAACGCCATTTCTAATCAAAAGTAACGTACTTCTTGTAATAGAAGGGGTAAATAACTCACTTTGGAGTCTGTAAATAGGATTGGCAAGTTTCTTAGCTGGCGCCTTCTTTATTCTTTCCCAGATTTCAAGTTTATTACGCCTATCGCCTGTCAAGTCTGCTAATGGTGCAAAAACATCTTTGAAAAAAATTCTGTGGATTATATCCTGTGTAAATTCGAGCATTTCCTTGGTTATTGGAAAACTTCCTCTTACTCCCTGGTCGAGTGCTTTAATAGCATCTATTTGGGTTACAATATTATTAGCCCCAGGCCTTACATCAACACGGCCTTCAACTGCATTAGCAAGAGACTGTCTCGGCGGATTGTTCCATTTGTTACCACATTCGACGAAATCAGAGTGCATTTGCTGGAGTTCTTTAGTTATTGACAGGGCAACAGTCCCCTGCCCCCTGCCCCAGACTTCATTAGAAGATTTTTTCCATCGGGCTACTGCACACGGCAACTCCTCAAAACCGCCTTCATCAACTATTGTTTGTTCTTTTACATTTACAAATATCGACTCTATCGGCATATTCAGAAAGTCAGTAAATTTTCGATTTCGCTCTCCCCTTGGCCCTATGCGATGGATAAATTCATATTTCTCTGATTCTTTTTCAGGGTTTTTGGAATCTTCCAAGACCTTTTCGCCGGCAGCGTCTCCGAACTCCTGAATTGCCTGCCTTGCAGTAAGCGGGAATTTTATAAGTACCGTATCTACAATTCCTGCACTGTTTTGTTTTATAGTATAAAAAGATACGTCCCAATCCTTAAAATTAAGCCCTAACTTCCACTCAGAAAATAAATTACCAGTACCAAATCCTATCAGGGAAGAGAGAGTTTCGTTTAACTGTAACATAAAGTTAGAAGCGAAAAGTTCGTCGTGTGTAATTTGAGAAGCAAGAGCAAGGTATCGCTTAACATTGTCCCTGTTAGCAAGTTCCCTGTTTTTTACTGTAAGACCAAATGCAAGCTCGCCAGGCGGGAAAAATACAGCAGACAATCCTGACACCATATCCTGTAAGTCAAGCATAGCGGTGGGGTCGAAAATTTGCTGCGATTTATCTTCGCCTGGTGTACGCACTCCTATAATCTGGTTCTCACGTGGAAGCATGTGGTCTGCCACTTCCTGATATAAGTTGCGAAAATTAGAAGCCTTCTGTTCTTCGCGGTCCTGTTCTTTGATTATTTCTTTTGCTCTTTCGTCAGCCATTTTTCAAGACCATTTTACCTTCTCTATAAACATACACCTTTGCACAAGACGGAGTAATAACAGGTTTAGCAGTAACCCCGCTGCTCGTTTTTATAGAACGACCACTACTATCACAAACGCCACGCCGATGAGCTTCGGTAATCTTATCTTTAATACAGTCCTCATTCTTAAAATGCCGCTCAAACATACTTCGTTAATCCCTATTTATCCCAAAAGCCTTTTCTTGCCTAAAGTTTCAGGTTCCAGTTCACCTGTTATAAAAGTCTCTGCCCTGCCCCGACGCCTGCGCCTCGGCCTGACACCTTCCTCATCAACTTCCGGTATCGGGGGAGGAGGAGGCACGGCCGGTGCAGTAACTACTCTTGGTTTCGCAAATATACCACCCATTATTTATATCCTCGCATAGTTACTTATAACATTTTCCTGTTGATTTCTATGACTCCCATCCCTCGCAACTTTACCAATCCTTTTACAGGCTATTTTGAAATAATTTAAGGCATTTCGATAATGGTCATCGCCCATTTTTCGATAGATACACTTTTGCGAACCTGTAATATCATCATCAACATAAGTCTTGGCAGCATTGCAAACTTGAATAGCAAACTCTTCGATTTCAGATGACTTCTCTGGTATTTCTAAAAAACCACCAGTAACAAGACAGTGGCTATCATCAAATATATCATTGCGATTAACCTTAACAACCCCATCTTTAAGCCGCCATACAATATCACTCTGTTGGTTGACAGTATAAAAACACATATACAATCTGTTCTTGTAATATTCTTGAAACTCTCTGGCTGAATCCTGATTTGGAAGAGCATCAATAACAGCACTGCGCACATTGAACCTCCGCATTAAGTCATGTATATCTTTCTTGTCAGAAGTTCGTACAACTTTTACAATAACATACCTCTTACCTGAACGATAACCTATGACAATATGCTTCACCTTGTCATTGTCTATACCCATAGCGCACGGGCCGGAATGCCCCATCAGCATACGGTCATTAGTACAACAGGAATAAACATCACTTAAAAGCAACCTGTTCTCTACATCTATATGAGGTCGACCCAAAACAGCATTGTAAAATTCACCCTTATTGGTATCGGGGTCGTTATATCTAATCATCATACGGGTCAAATCTATATATGACGAAATCAATTGAGTTGGCCAATAACCACAAATGCCCAAATTAGGATTCTTGGCATCCCACCTTGAGGGATATTTGGGAACCCATTCACCGTCACGTGGAAAGATTTCATTACCGCATTTTTTACAAGCGCGAAAAGCAATATCGTTTTTGTAGTGGATACAGGCTGGAAATTCAGTGTCAAGACAAGTATATGTATTGCATTTATTGCATTTTATTAACTGGTGATTCTGATTGCTCTTTTGCCAGATTTTATCAACTCCCCAGTCCGGCATTGTCGGAGTGCCCAAATCAACCTCGCCTTGTATCATTGAATGTTGGGTTCTCTGATTGGTCTGTTCAGCCATTTCGTTAGCAAATAAATCCCGTTCATCACGAATAACAATATCAGCAGGGGTTGACCTTGTAGCAGTAGAATCCTTTTTACCCTGTATGTTCATTGTTGCAGTACAACCCTCGAAACTTAAATTTGACCGACCAACCCGTTTGACAAAAACACTATTGGTATTCTTCAAATGCTTGCGAATACAAGGATTATCGGCAATCAACGGTCCAAAACGGGTCTTGGAAAACTTCTCCACACTTCTGGTAGTTGGAAAATAATATATAACTCCTGTAGGATAATGACCAAAAATCAAACCGTGTAATGACCTTAAAATAAAAATAGTCGTTATCGTCATCTGTGCGGCTTTCATAACTACTATATGTCTCGCCGGACATTGCATGATATCAAGTTGAAATTTGTGACCCTTTAGCGAAAAGGGAACATTGCCTTCAAGGCGTATCATATTCAAATCAGCCCAGTAAGCCGCATCTACACTCGCTATGTCTTTCGGCGTTAATTCCATAATAAAAAAAGCCCCACAACCTTTCGGTCACAGGGCTTCGCTTTATACGATTGTCCCAAACTATTTAGTTAAGTTTTTACTATACTACTTTCCACATACCAAAAGTATTTCCTGATTTATCTGGCCTATCTTCGCCAATACCAACGCTAAATCCAGCCGTTGATAAAAGATTTATAATAGAATCCGCTGATATTACATCAGCATTATATCTGATTTTTAATTGGGCTGTCCATTCAGGAAATACTGCTCTTATTCCTATGTCTGGTGTGCCCGTACCAGGGCCTTTACCACCTATCCTCCGCCAAAATTCATCTTTTACAGGTTTTCCTTTTATTTCCACGAAACGATTTTGGACAAAAAACCGACCACGCATCTCAGACATTTTCAAATTTTTGTATTGCCGACAGGCAGAAACCATTGCCTTCTTAAATCCGCTCGCAGGAAATCCGAAACGGGATGTCTTAGTTAGCTTTATCGGTTCGGAAATTTCTTCACAATCAGAGTTAATGTAATATAAAGAGTTCAAAAACTCTGCCTGTTTATCTCTTGAACCTTCTTTCTTTATAGGTTTATTTTTATCTCTGGCATCAAACTCTTCTTTGAGTTTTTTGGAAAGCCGATGAACATTCAAAGGCTCAGTACCTACAATATTTATTGTAAGATACTTAAAATTTGGTTTTTTAATAACAATTACTTGTTTTTCCTTTGCCATTTTCATTACTCCTTTTTTAAGGTTGTTATAAATTTATACTTAACTGACATAACGGAACGAAACCTAACACGACAGAACCAAGCGGAACCTAACCAAGCCAAACATAACTGGACAAAACTGACATAACCTAATCGAACCAAACACAACTAATCCTAACACAACAAAACCTAACTAAACAATACACAACTATATCTTTACCTTTTTAATTGTTTCGACAACCAAACAAAGAGACTTATTCTTGCGATAATAAGCATAGTTTTCAATCTTAGTAACAAAACTATTCATCTCCATTTTTAACTGACGCAGGTAAGCTGCATTAAGTTCTTCGTCGCTGCAAATTTCTTTAATTGTTAAATAGCTCGTTCCACCTTTTTTTTCTACTTCAAGCGGCGAAATAAAACAACGAACATATACAGGTTCTTCATCTTCATCTTCAATCACAGCTACGACCAATTCCATTAGAAGCTTCCGCCCTTGCTCGATTCGCCATTGAACTGATGCCTTAGTATCGTCCCATTCGAAACAATCGTGCAAAGGCGACTTTTTCCTACCAGCTTCAATCACCAGTAATTGAGCAGTTATACCACCTCGCTTCTTTTTGATGTCCTCAATGTAATCAACTGCAATATCGGCATCTGGTGCGCCTTTGGGCTTCCTTTTCCACTTACAAATTCGTTCCATTTTTGCTCCTTTCGTTAAGGTTGTCCTTTTTGATACTCTGCTCTATATTCATATTTACATAATTACCATTATAGAAGTTAAAAGTAATCTTACCATAAAATTTAGGCAGAATCCTGCTCAATCTCATACCTTCGTCATTCAAAGCGGCCTTTAATTTCTCGTCTATCATTTACTTACCACGAAAAACCTAACCAAATTAATATTCCAATTATAATTATAACAATCTCAAACCAACCTAACTTTCGTTCAAAACTGGTCATTTATACAAACCTTCCCTATGAACCACGCCACAACTACAAGTGATAATATACCACTCAAACCCAAATATCAAATATTTCATTCCACAATTACAAGTAATCATAATTGCCTATCTTAACTATTGTCAACCAAAGCTGTCCATAAACCGAAATCCTATATAAATGTGTGGGTGGCTAATGTATTCCGCAGCCACCGCCCCTTTGGGGGGTTAAGCCTTTTTTGCACCCCCTACCCTTCATTTTCCTTTTTAACGCCTTGTGGTTCATCCTTGTGGCTCCTATGCTATAGTCTCTGTTTTAGTCCTGTCCGGCCAGTCGCCATACAGCGAAGGCTGACCTTGAGTATTGCGTCTGTCCCAAATAGCCTGAACGTTAGGATTAGTAGCTGGTCGAGGGTTTATACCCAACGCCACTTCGGTTGCAGTTGGCATACCGGGCACACCTAATAAGATGGCCGGCGTTGTGTCCGACTTAGCACTAAACCCGGACAAAGTGTCCGACTTATGGTCAGGTCTGTCCGAGTTAACGCCTTGTCGTCCATCCTCGATAGCTTTATTTGTCCGACTTATAGCCTTACGACACTTATCGCTACAAAACGTCCGCTGCCGGCCCGTCAGTACGTTATCACAGTTATCATTCAGGCACTTCATTAGCCTGTCCTTAACCTTAGCCTTGATATACGTTTAGCCTCAACAGCCTCTTTCTCGTCTAACTCACGCTGCTGGTCGCTTGTACTGTGTATATTCTCTGTTCTTAAGGCAAATATGGCGTTTTTCTCCCTTATAGCGGCTATTTCTGAAGGTATATCACCCTTTGCAATAGCTCTTTGCTGAGCTTGTATGAGTTCAAGCTCAGATTGCTCTCTATTAAACGCACATTTAACTTGTCTTTTCCTTATATAATCATCGATAGCGGCCTTAATTGTAGGTTTTTGTAAGTTTTCAACAGCTATAGCATGTAAAGTATTATAACTACCTTTATACCCTGCATCTCTGGCAGCTTGTACCCCATTATAACCATTTGAGCAATAGTAATCCACAAAAGCCTGTTGTTTAGCTGTCATTATTTAACTCTTTTTATACGATGAATTCTCTTAATACAACCGTTTGGGATTGTCTGCACATCACATCCTTCGCCCTCGCTGTCATCATCTACAGTCAAGGACATAGTTATTGAGTTTTTCGTTTGTTTATTGAAATATCCCACAGAACGACAAGGAGCCGGACGATTTTTCTTTGTTATTTGATGCCATCCAGCCCTTGTTACTATATCGTCCCACTCAATTTCTAAAATCTCACGTTTTTGATAGTTTACTTGTCTCATTCAATCTAAACCTAATGTATGTCTGGCTTTAGCTTTGTAATACCAGTCTGGTTTCATGTCAAATTGTGCTTTTATAGCTTTGTTAATAGCTTCGCCGGCCATACTTGCGTAATCTTTGGCTTCACCTTCATAATCCTCTTTACTCTCAATATATAATGTGCGGCCAAACAATTTAATATCAGGTATTTCTGCTATCATTCAAAAGCCTCCCTGACCTCTTTTAGATGTTGTTCAAAGTCATTAGTCTTTTCTCAGGCCTCGTCTATTAAAAGTCTCTGTTCAGGTGTCTTAGTGCCTATTTCTGTTAGTTTGGCCCTGATTAAAACATTGTACTCAGTAATCTGTTGTAAGTCGTCAAATACAATCATTCTAAACAACACCAGATACCATTCTTGTCAGTGTGAGCAGTACAAGCACCGTCAGGTTTCTCAGGCCAGGTACATTCGTCATTATAAATGCAGTTTTCGCAGTTTCTTTCCATTTTAAACCTGCTGTTTTTGCCTCGGCTCCCTTGTTATGTTTTCTTCACAAGATGTTGTCGAAATAGAAATTGGTATATATTGGGAACAGCTAACACATTTTCGCACTGGTCGATTACCTATACTCATTTCAACCCAACCTAATCGACCACCACAAACACAATAATCATATTCTGTAAGTTCTTGATACATCATTCTTTACCAGTCCGCCCTTCCGCCTCGTTTCTGGCTAATCCCGGTTTTCTAATGAGACGTATTTTTTCTTCGCCTTCTGTTGGCTGTTCTTCGATTATCACGCCAAAAATAGATTTTAAGCCTTGTTTTCAAAGGTATATAGACGATATTATGTACTAAACCACAATCACAACAGGCGAAGTTCATCTTTGCGCCTTTGACCTTCATTGCCTGTACATATTCCAATATTACAGGCTCACCATCTTTTATATCTTTGAACTTACTCATATTCTGCTTTGACCAGAGCAGGCATAAAACCCCCTACTGTTTTAGGAGGTTTTCTGCTTTAGACCGTCGCAGTTTTTTATAACCCTGTATTGTCTAACCCATTTTAAGGTACGGTAAAATCCTCAGCTTCAAGTCCAAAATACAGTCGGAGCAACAACCTGCCCATAAGTAGGGGGTAAATCTTATAGGTCTTTAGACCGTTGCTGCTCTATGATGCCTACAGCTATGCCCTGTTGCTGCCCTCAGACCAGACTGGCAACAGACAGCCCCAATAAAAAAAGGGCAACACTGCTCCGACTGTAATCAAAGCGGTGCTACCCTTAATATCCAAAATTCAATCCGTTTATCCATAGTTGTATAATCCTTTACGCTATAGAGCTTACGATAATTTCGGATGGGTGTCAAGATTTCTTTTGAAAAAATTATGGTGGGAAAACAGCTTTTATCGTAACCCTTTTAATACACTATAATTATCAGACAAAGAATTTTCAGGAAAATTAAGACAGGCAAACTCGCCGTGTAGTATTTTTGCCAGTTTGTCATATTCTTTGGCAGCAGCTATTTCTTGAGTAAAACTTCCTAAGTGATGAGTAATTCCGCTTGCTGTTATACACACTCTCCATTTTTTACCTGCACAAAAAACCCCCTTGAACCGCTTTTTACTTCTTTGATTCCACAAATTTTGTGAATGTGTACTAAGTCGTAGATTGCCTCGGCGATTGTTCAATCCGTCTCCATCTATATGGTCAATGTTCACACCTTTGGGAGCTTGCATAATTACTCGGTGCATTGATACATGAATACATTTTTTTTCTCCACGTTTGTTCAAAACTACCCGGTCTCTTATTTGTCGTTGTGCATATCGAAGTCGGCCATTTTTACCCAAAAACCATTTATGTTCTTTCAAATAAACATAATCTATGTCATCAACAATAGTTTTTGCGTCTCGTGTTAATTCAATTGTTTTCATTTTTTCTTCCTTAAAAAATTACAATTCAATATATTATAACAGCGAACCTGTAAAAAACAAGTCTTTTTTGAAAATTTTATCTCCTTATGTTATAAGCACTTAGGGAAATATCTGAAAAATTCTTGGAAATAGTTCTTGACTTTTCTAAAGTTATCCAGTAGTATAAACGAGCTATGATAACAAGAGCCGACACAATCAAACACAATTATAAGCGGGCTTGCGGTTTGCTTTCCCTGTTGGCTCAGAGTTATCAGCCGCACCCGCTTTTATAAAAGGAGTAAGCAAAATGGCAACACAGGCAAGATGTAAAAAATGTAGAATACATTACGTCCTTGACAAATCACTCCACCGAATATCCTTAAAATCAAAGCGGCTAAAATGTATGGAGTGCGAAACTCCTCTAACAGCAACAACGCATTTATGTCAAGACAGAAAAGAAACTCGGTTGGTATTTTAAGCAACTCAGCCGCAGCCTGCTTTTTATGAAGGGAGTAAATTATGGCATACAATTTTTCATACACTAACAACTGTGGCGAAAAAACAAATATTCGTGTTCGCAATGTGACCTCAAAAAATCCTCAAGCTGCTTTACAGTTTGTTATCGAACAGGACAGAGGCCAACGACGAAGATGCTTTTGTTTTGATTTACCAGATAGCGAAATTCCCAAATTCCTTGGATCTATCCAAAAAGAAGATTAACCGCAGGCTCAATGGGATTTGGCCTGCTTTTATTGAAGGGAGTAAGGAAAATGAAGTGTGATAATTGTAAAAAAACTATTAAAGAGGATGCTGAGTACTGCCCGGCAAAAGACCGGGGCAAAGGCATTTCGCCCCATATTATTTACAACCCGGATACTGGCGAAACAGTAAAGAATCTTTGCCATAACTGTTTTAAGGCTGTTTGCCCTACGCATCAATGGCCTGCTTTTATTGAAGGGAGTAAGGAAAATGTATAGGACACAAAAATACAATAACATAAATCGACATCATCTTGACGAATTCGATATTTTAGACGATGCAGTAAAATCAGCAAAAGCCTTGCATCATCCTGATTGGCCTGTCGGTCAAGGCATTAAAGTGTTGGATGATGATGGCAAAGTTCTCTTTGATTCGGGCAAATAGCCCCTATTACAGCCCTTCGGGGCTGGCTATAATAACTAAAATGCTAACTTATTTAGCGAAGGAGCTTTATTATGAAAGTTGAAAATATGACAAGCGCACAAGGACACAAAGTAGCGAATCAGTTTATTATCATCGACAAAAATGTTTGCGGATTAACCAAAGAATATTTTCAAAGCTATGAAAATATCATAGTTAAAAGGGAATATAGAAACGTCCCACATAGAGGATTAGTGTGTTTTGTTGAGCTTGACCGCAATAAATGGGACTATTCCAAAACAACTGGCAAATATCGCAATCTCTTCCTCAGCGAGACTAAAAAAGAGACCCAAGCCAAGATTGACTCCGGCGAGTATGTCTTAACTGACTTAAACTAACTCCCTGCCCTGAGCAAGGCTCTAAACTGCTCAACGCTATAATAACTAAACAAGGAACAAGAAAATGAAATATAAAATTGGAACAAGAGTAAGATGTTTTATAGGTTCAAAGCCGACAGAGGTTTTAGGTACAATTGCAGATGATTCCGTTTACCAAGGATTTGTGAACCTAAAAGGTAACAGTTATATAAAGTTTGATAAGCCTGTTAAATTAGGCGAACACTTAATAACATCCTCGACATTATCAAACTCATCGATTCAAAAGATATAACAAGTAAACTGTTAAATGTTTGGAAGGGCTGAAGGATGAAACGGTGTAAGGATTGTAAATGGCTCTATGAATGTGTAGAAGGTCACATTTTCCATACTGATGATGGAAAGGTGGTGTTTTTGAACAGCCAGACCAACGAAGGTAAATCACCTTGTAAATACTATGAACGTAAATGGTGGAAATTCTGGAGACTTAAATAAAGGAGACAAGATTATGGAACATATAAAATATGCTCAAGAATTAAGAGTGTTTGTTATAGGTTGTCCAAGCAATACCCCTATAGCAGAAAAATTAATGGCCAAAATAAATGAGGCAGCAGATAGATTTGAAAATTTAACTAAACAACGCGATGCTTTGCTGGTAGCGTTGCAATGGGTTTTAGGTGATGCTGAAGCGGAAATACCTTTATATTTATTGTCAGAAAACGGTCGAAAAGCCAAACAGGCTATCGCCGACGCCGAAAGTGAGGTTTGAAAATGCAATATCATATTAAAAACGAACAGGGAAATATAATTGCCTCTTTTGTAAATGAAAGCGATAGAGATTATACTCTTGATGCTTTGAAAGAAGCCTATCCAGATTGTGCCGAAATGCTTATAAAATATGACGATTAGAGCCTGCCCCACCCCGACTTAACGCCGTAGGCGGTGGCTGAGGAGCTTAGTTTGAGGCTAAATGCCGATATATGATGGATTTAGGGAAATTAAAGTGGATTGTTTTGTCTTGAATAGGAGATTAAAATGAGTATTGATATTCACAGAACCAAAACAGGTAATTCTATTAAATTTGCTCATCCAACAGCAGGTTATCAGCACGACCAAGACCAGGCGGGTGAGCATTTGGTGGTTGGAGAAATTTACAAAGTTAGTCGTATTGATGTTCACGATTGGAATACAAATATATGGTTAGAAGGGTTTCCCGAAGTAATATTTAACAGTGTTATGTTTGATAATGTTGAATGGGTAAACCATAACCCCTTATGACAACTGGAATAATAAAAAACTCCAGAAAATGCAGAAATTGACAGATATTTTCCTTGACAGTTCAAAGTAATTATGGTATGTTCCAGAAAAGTGGAGATTGAAAATGCACGGTAGAATAACCAACAGATGTCCTCAAGAGTTCCTTGTATTTCTGTCAGGGATGGCAGGGAGGCCGTCGGAGAATTCATTTCGCAGACCGTGCATTTTGACCTTCGGCGGCCTTTATTTAGGAGATTGAAATGAAAATTACATTTTGGCTAACAAGAGACAGTTATAATAAGAACTATTGGCTTTGGAAAGAAATGCCTATTTGGGATAACGGTGAATGGAAAAGTTTGGAGGGTGATTCTTCACTAAGAAGTTTTTGCCCAAGCGACATTACAAGGTTTTTCCACATCAACTGGAAAGGTGGCAAAAGAAGTATTCGCAAGCTAACGGTCAGTTTTTGAGGTGATAAGATGAAACTAACATTAAACAAAGCTTGGGAATTGTGCTTGAAACAGTGGCGAAAGATGATTAAACAAAAGAAAGCGGGAAGTCGCCGTCGTATTACTACACTTAAAAGGATTTGGTGTAAAGAAAATGGGTTTGCGAATATTGCAGCACATTGTTTCTTTTGTGAGTATGACGAGCAATATGACGCTGATTGTAGTAAATGCCCTCCCACAAGAGTAGATAAACATTTTCATTGTCAGAATCCGGAGTATCACTGGAGATATAACCCCCTCAAATTCTATGCCAAAATCCGCAAGCTAAACAGAATAAGGCTTAAAAAATAGGTGGCGATATGGAACATACAGAAGGTGAATTAGTTTCGTCAGATAATTTTCCGAACCTGCTTCAAATCGGGAATAATACTATTCTTTGTGTATTTCCCAATGGATGCACAACAGCACAAGAAATTTTGCTACGAAAAGCTAACATTAAACACACAAAAGAATGCTGGAACTCCCACGATGCTCTAACACAAGAATTAGCTGATTACAAAGAAGGTTGCGAGGGCTTAAAATTAACTGCATTGGATTTTAAACAACAACGCGATGCTTTGCTGGTAGCGTGCAAAATAATGCTTATAGAAATTGAGGGCAATAATTATGCCCGTTATGGTATTGACCCAGGCGCAGAAGATGAAACGGGTAGTGCTATGATTGGCAGACAAGCCATCGCAAACGCAGAGAAGGAGTAATTATGAACTATTACATAACAAGCGAAGAAGACAAGAATCTTAAAATCCAAATCAGCGAAGAGACAGCAATGATGCACAAGAAGAAACCGTTTGAAGCAGAAATTGACAGGGTTCGAGTTTCTGAACGGGAAAGCGGATGTGGTTATAGTGTGCGTATTAGTATTCTTGAGAATGGACGTTGTGGTAGAGAAGAGGGCGGCTTTGATAATACAGGCAAGGAATGTCCTGGTGACGTTTTTACAATTGAATCTACCAAACTCCTTATTCAAGCCCTGCAAGATTGTATAGAGGCAGTAGAAAACAAATAACAGGAGAGTAATTATGTGTCTATCCACTGTATATTCTAAAAAGAAACGTGAAGAACTGATTGCCAAACACCAAAAGAACGGGTTTATAACTGTTTATAAAGTGTTTTGCAAAATAGCACCTGCTATATACAGACCTTGGCTGTATAATTATAAATTTCACAGTGGCAAAAATACAACCAAGGGCAGAAAACTCTTTGAATATAGAGCCGCCTTCCATTCTTTTCTATCAAAATGGGGGGCAAAACACTGGCGATATGGAAATTCAAACGAAAAAATTATTTGTTGCCGTGTACCTATCAAATCAATAACGGCAATAGGCCTACAAGGCGGCTATCGTTCCATTGTCTCCGCAGAAATAATATGCCCTAAATACTTTGGGAAAAGGAAAAGATAAACATATTCGGCTCACACTTGCAAGTCCCCGCGACGGCAGTGGTTGGGGCTGATTAGTGGCACGAAAAGTGTCATAGTTAAGTATAAGCAGGACAGGGATTTACAGCAAAAGCAACGGAAAAGATGTCAACGTTCTTTGGAATTATGCGGGGTAAAACTGGATAGTGGATTACTACGCCATTAAGGCTTAGCGGCTTGAACGGTTTAATCGGTAGGCCGAAGCCTGCCTATCCCGCACCTATTTAGTTAACGAAATATGGACTTCGGCGGGTAGTATGCAGGGAAATAACCTATAAAACCTGCTGTGAGTGTCAAATTGCGTGGGCTAAGTTGACGAACTACATTTACTGACAAGCACCCGCCGAGTCCACCTTTGAAAGTTCTTTTATATAAAAATACTGTCAGCGGAGACTCAGCTTATAGGCATTAAATTATGGTCGCAAGCAAGGTCAGGGGTAGCGGCGTGTGGGGAACGTAGTCAAAAGGCAACGTCGACCCATTAGGGTCTCTTGTGGCGGGCGAAATGTGCTGCTGTACGGCTTAAAACAGGTGTGCAAGAGCTTGAACAGGTTCGAATCCTGCCTACCCCAACCGCTGGTTTGTACCTGTGCCAAGCGTACAGTGTACTGAGCGACCGGAGACGGTTGCAGACCGTCCTGATAGCTGTCGGCGTGTGGGAAACGCTGAGGGCATAGGAACTGAGACTATGTTGGTTGGCCACCGAACAAGAGCAAAACGTAGAGCAAGTACTTCGTGTATTTGTGAGCAAGCAGGTTCGAATCCTGCACAGCTTATCAGGGCGGAGCTATCATCACCCGAAGCCAGCCTTCTGGATTGGGGCTGGCTTTTATTGAAAAGAAACCTTATTTGAAAGGATAGAGATATGGAAACTGTATTGAAGGAATTAACAAATTTAGGTTCTGCTGGTGTATCACGAGCTATTGAGGGCTACACAAGATGGTATTTGGTGTCTGCAATAAGCTGGTTGGTAATTGGGTTTGTGTTTGTATTTTTAGGATACAAGATTGGCAAATGGAAAATAGACAATGATGATTGCGATGTTTGGAATAAATTGTTTCGTTATATCGCAATGGGTGTTGTCATATTTATCGGCGTGATAATGATTATACATAACTTATCCACAATTTGTGCTCCAGAGGCTTATGCAATACACCATTTTATTCAAGATGTTAAACCGTAAAAACAGGGTACGGAGTCTATTCGCTCTCTCCTACTCCCTCCGCAAGCTCCGTACCCTATATTGAAAAGGTGAAGAATTATGGATTCTTATGCAGAAAAAATACAAAAGATGCAAGTTGCAGTTACAGATGTAAATGAGTTACATAACATTATAGAAAATGCAACAGTATTAAAACAGTTAAACGAAATTAGAATGGCCTGTGTTGAATTGATGAAACAAGACAGTTCTATTTTGAAAAAATGGCAGGATAAATACTGGAGTTTGAAAAATTGTCCAACTTGTGGCAAAACATTAACAACTTAACTGGCGGCGGTTAGTTGAAAGCTAAAATACAAGATGGTTGCCGCCCAATTTGAGGTGAAGAAATGGAAATTGAAGTGAAACGAAATGGCACACAGGGTTGTCCTTTTTTGGATACACAAAGCAATCTTTGTTTACCAAGCGGTGTCCGATGTTCTAATGATGCGAGTTTCTATGCTGACTCGTGTATCAACTTGCCCCACGTTTGCCCTCTCCGCAAAGAACCAATAACAGTGAGGCTCGAAGATGAAAGCTGATACACAGAATACGATTATAACTATTTGTCTTGGCGTGGTTATTCTAACTCTTATTGGCCAATGTCTTAGTATGAGACAAGAAAATCAAAACCTCGCCAACAGATTAGCCTCTGCCCAAATCCTGCTCCAGAGAATCCCCACTATTGAGGATATTCAGGAAAAAATAGGCGCAAAACCAGACGGCAAACTGTGTCCTCAGTGGAATGACCCAAACCATTCTGAAACCCAACAGTGTTGGGAACGGGCACTCGGTAATCAATATGCAGACAAGTATTTTCATACAGAGGAGATAAAATGAGAGAGATAAAATTCAGACAAGCAATATTCGTGAATGATAAATTTAACCACTGGCACTATTGGGGATTCTTGCCAGATTTATCTTTTGTTGGGCCAGACAGTGTTAATGGTTTAGCTCATGCCCTTGCTAACTCACATCCCTTTGTCTGCCCCGACAAGAACGGCAAGGATGTGTATGCAGGGGACAGAATAAAACGCATAAGCGGTGAACCGTGTATTGTTGAATGGTGTGCTGATGAACTGCGCTATATCTTACATAACAATGATAATTATTATGATATTGACATACTTGAGATGGAACAAGGTTTTGAGCTAATCGAGGAATAAATGGACGTACATCACAGAACAGAAGAAGAGCGGGACGCAGACCTGCAATCAGCCCGAAGGTGGGTTCAGGGTATGGCTATACCGAGAACACCTATTGAGCCACCAACAGACAGAAGCTATAAGCCGATAAAAATAAAGCCGATTAAGTTTACAGGCTGTTCCTGTCCAGAATGTAAGGAGAGAAGAAAATGAGCGAAGAAACCCACGAACAGTATATTCATCGAATGACTGGCACAAAGGATAAAATATTTACTCCTACTGGATGGATTAGCGTCCAAAGATACAAATACCGAAACAAAAAAATGCTATTCATACAATGTTATACAGATTGTATTTACAAGGCGGGTCAGCCTGTTGCAAAGTTTTGGATGAAGCCCGACGAGGCAGTTCGTCTTGCGTGGCTACTTCTCGAACACAGCCGAATTTGGAACAAGAAATCGAGGAAAACCAATGAAGTACACAGTTAAATGCTACTGCTGCGGCAGGATAATAACTACGAAATATCCAATTAAAGACGGCGACGAGCCTATAATATGTGATGATTGTGGGAGAAAATAATGGGAGCAGATGGAACAATCCAATACGTATCATTAGAAAACTGGCAAAAAAACTGCCCCAAAGTGACTTGTTTGGATATTGGCCTTTATATTAAAGATGTTTGTGGAGTTGAAATAGTTGCAGGATATTGGGATACCAGTGGCATTGAATGGGGCGAATATGGCAAGCAAGGATTAGCAAAACGAGAAGAATCTTGTCGCCACAGAATCAAACTTGTAGATGAAAAAGGTATAAATGGTGTTTATGAGCGAGAAAGCAAGGGAATGTATTCTCCGCCTCGAATTATTATCCGCAAGGTGGAAGAAGAGCAAAAACTAAACGAAATACTAAATAATCCCGATTATGTTCATTCGGTAAGATGCCTACAAGCTGAAAAATGGTTTCAAGCAAACTGTGAGGAATGGATAGTATGGACATAACATTAAAGATGTAGAGGGCTGAAAAATGGGAAGTGAACTTGGCAGATGCGTTAGGTGTAAAGAATGGACAGAAGTAGAGGAATTTGACGATGGCTTGCTTTGCAATCTTTGTTATGAGGATTTATGTAGCAAGGCAGGAGAGCTAACGGAAACCCAACAACAAATCGAAGATGATGAGCGGTCTGAGACTCACGATAAAGGAGAATGAAAATGGATGAAAGGCAAAGGGCGGAAAACGAAATTAAATTTGCACAGAAACATCTCGAAAACGCTGAAATACAACTTGAGAAAGCCAAAGAACAATTTGCCGCAATGGACGAGACTTACTCAGTCGGGGATAGGTTTTATGAGGAGAGATATGGAAAAATGATATTAGTTAATGTCTGTGGTAAATTGGTTTTTATTGGGCTTAAAGATGGAGATTTTTACGGTAGCCATAACGTAAACGCCCATAATAATACTAAAATAAGCCAAAAAGAATTTGAGAGGGCGCGTGATGGTCTTTGCTTAACCCGCTATTGGGACTCACAAAAGAAAATCAAAACATAGAAAGGATGTAAGATGAGAGCGGCAGTTTGTTTGTCTCGGTTTGAAAAACTATTTATCAAAACTGATTCCTGTTGGATTTGGGTTGGTGATAAAAACCCTTATGGATATGGCATAGTAAGGCACACAAACGGAAAAAGAGAAAATGCTCATCGAGTTTCTTATCGGTTTTATCACGGGATTTTTCCTGTTAAATTACAAATATGTCACAAATGCGATAATTCTTCGTGTGTTAATCCTGACCATCTTTTCCTTGGAACCCAAAAAGATAATATGCAAGATATGCACAAAAAAGGAAGAAATATCAGGGGAGATATAAAAGGAATAAAAAATGGCCGTCATATATATACTGAAGAACAAGTATTGAAAATACGACGCCTTTATCAACAAGGAATGAGAATTGTCGATATACACAAACAATTTGAGGGGACATACCAAAGCGTATGGGCAATAATACGAAAGAAATTTTGGACACACATTTAGAGAAAGGAAAATAATTATGAGTCCCACCGTTAACGATTTAAAATCAAGTAATTTCTTAACCAAAGAAGACGTTGACCCGCCCGTAAAAGCCACTATTACAAAATACGAAGAAATGAACGTGGCCTTAGAAAGCCAAGCCCCTGAAATGAAATGGGTACTGCACTTCAAAGAACTGGACAAGCCTATGGTCTTGAACATTACTAACGGCCAGCGTATTCAAGTTATTACAGGCAGTGATGATTTCAAGGACTGGATAGGCCAGACAATAACCTTGTATAATGACAAGACGGTGGCCTTTGCTGGCAAAATTACAGGCGGAATCAGGGTTTATGTACCACAACCAGAAGTAGAAGCGGCAACGCCCAGTCCGGCAATGAAACCTGTTGGTCAACAGATGGACGACCTGATAAATGACCCCATAGATGGTATGCCACCTGATACTTCGCCAACTGACCCGCCGTTTTAGGAGAAAGCTAATGCCAGAACCAGACGTAAGAGCTAAAATGGAAGCTATGTGTCAGTCAATCCAAAGCAATGTTCTAAAGCTTGAAAGACTTGGCTTAGATAAGGCGCAAGCCATCCGAGATTACGATAAGAAAATAGCGATAATAATGTTAGGCTTGAGAGAAGGCGAAAACTATAAAGTCGGTGATAAGCAGGTTAGAGAGCCGCCGCCTGTTTCAATCCTTGAAAAACTCGCCAAGGGTTTAGCGTCCGAGGAAAAGTTCAAATTAGACCTTGCCGAATCGGCGTATAAAAGCTGCCATACCAAGATAGAGGCGGCAAAGGCAATATTGAACGCACAACAGAGCATCTGGCGACACAGTGAATAACTTAAAGGGCAATGATAATGATTAAACCACTAAAAGATTTTCCCGATGCAGATTTTATTATTGGAAGTTTGCGTAGATACACAGAACATAAAATTCCTACTGGTAGCTTTTTGCGTGCTGTTCTTGAAAATGACTTAACTGAAGCTATTGGCAGGGCTGACCATATAAACATTAATCGAATACCAAGCATAGTAGACTATATATATAATAACCTCCCTCATAATTCGTGGGGCAGCAAAGAAATAGTCAGACAATTTTTAGAGAAAGGAAAGGAAAATGAGAACGATAGACATACAAATAAATCAGGCTAAGATTTTATCGTTTAATGTGGATTTAGAAGATGAAAAGCCCCAAGTTTCAGCTACGGTCGGTTTATATAGCGGAACAAGACAAATAAGTAGTTTTACTCTTCGAACTCAGTCATATTTTGGCAACAATATTAAATTTACATTACCAATAGATATGATTGAACCTATCGTAGATATAGCAAAACAACTTGAAATTATACTGGTAAGAGAATGCAACAAACAATTAAAAAGACTGCCGGAAGTTATAGAAAACGACACAGTGGCCAAGCCTGCCGGTGAAAGTAAAGGGTAAATAATGGCTGACACAATGAAAATTCAAAGCGGAAATTGGGAAGATGGGACATTGACATTATCAGATATGCCTAAACATTTTATTTTATCTGCGAGAGCTGTGGTTGTATTGGAAGTGGATGAATACTATAATTTACGGGGCAACCACTTGAACAAGAGGCCGGTGAAAAGGAGTAAATGAAGATGGACGAATATCATAAAAGCGACAAAAGGGCGATAATGGATGCCCAAAAAGTAATTGAAAAAGTTCAAAAACAACGAGACCAACTCCAAACCGAACTCAAAGAAGCTAAGGAGGAAAATGAAAAACTGAAAAAGGGCAATAGAAAACTATTAGCCGATATTGATGCGCTTATTGATGCCAAAGTATCACTTGAAGAAGCATTACAAACCTTAAAATTTGAATAGGAGCCACCGGCACGGATGACCCGATACGACTACACAGACGATATTCAAGCCGTCTTTGATCACTGGCAGTCAAAGAAGAAGCTGAAGAATAAATGGAAAGGTTCAAACGGCCTAATGCCTCATCATAAGCGGGAAATACGAAACTATCTCAAAGAGGGTTATACTCTTGACAATATCAAAGAAGCGATAGATAATTATGCTTTGATACTTTTAGACCCAAGATACAAATGGACTCACGCTTGGAACTTATTTCAATTTCTAACGAGAAAGCAACCCAAAGACGGGACAAAACAATTCTACCGTTTTGTGGGCGATTTCAATCATTTGGACTGGATGAAAGACTGGGCAAAGAGAGAATTTGCAAACCCGTCTATCAAGCCACAAGTGCAAGAGTTATGCAATCAGGTTGGCAAGAAAATACCAGCATTATCAAAGAGCAGATGTGCCCAGAGAAAAGATATAGATAGGCTTAAACAGAGCCGATGGGCATTTGACCGTAGATTAGAAGCAAGAAAAAAAGCGAAAGGTAAATGAAAATGAGCGAAATAATAGCAGAAGCTAAATGTCCTGCATGTGACGAGGAAATGCAATTTGAAACATTGGGCGAAAAACCCTGCCCTTGTGGCGAGATGATAGGCGAACTTACTGTTGAATGGAAAGCAGTTGAGAATTAAGAATGACTTTTTATAGAGGTAAATGAAGATGGCAATGTGCATACACGGACAAGAATATGAAACTTGCAGGTTTGGCTGTACTTTCCGTAAAAAAGAAGAATTGCGGCTGGAAAACGATAAAATCCAAGCCGAGAACGAGAAGTTGAAAGAATTTATTGAAACCTTAAAACCAATGAAGCCAGATGTTTATAAAAGATATGTAGAATACAGGCAAGGCAAGGAAGAATAAAAGAAATGGATAAAAATTGCTATCCCGAAGAACACGAACTAAAAAAGATAAGAGATTGGCCTACAAAAGCTGGCTATAAAGAATTGCTTGAATACATCAATGAGCGTTGGAAATACGCTGAAGATGGTTATTGGGTACGAGACGGGGATAAATACAACATCTCAACTGGTGGCTGGTCTGGCAACGAAAGTCTAATTGGAGCAATGAGGGAAAACAAAATGTTTTGGGTACTATGTTGGTGGAAATCTAAGCGAGGCGGTCATTATGAATTTAGACTACCAAACTCCAAGCAAGGCAAGGATTAACGAAGATGGCAAAGAGTAAGAAAAAGACAGCTTGGGATTTGTGCAGTAAATACATAAGACTCAGAGATAGTATGGACTATTGCAAAAGGGTTGGTTTAGCACCAGATAGAGGAGTTGCCCAATGTTGCACTTGTGGTGTTATAAAACAGTGGAAATATATGGATGCCGGACACTGG